TTCTGATATTTCGTCTGGTAATACTCTAACAGCAGGTTATCCAATACACTATTTGGCGCACCCGACTTCCGGGCTTCCTGATATTTTTTCCAGATATCATCCGGACTTTCAAGTAAGAATCGGCGGCCGTAATTCACGGCAGCGCCTTTGTAGCCCAATCCAAAATAAAACTGCCCGAGCATATCGGTGATGAAGTCCTCGACATACTCCGCGGCTTCACTGAACTTCGTCAGGCGATCATTCACGGGCTGCACATCTATAAACCGTCCAGTGGCCGTTTCTGATTTCTCTTCCTCAACCTGCTGCGTCCCCCAGTAAGTCCGAAACATGATCGATTCCAATAACTCCAGTTCACCGGTCATTTGGTCCCACCCTTCGATATCCGGTGTGATATATCCGGCGATATCCGGCGCTATCTTTTGCTCGCCCGATTGCGGTTCACGTACATGAATCGTTTCCCAGGGATAATGTTTCGATTTTATTCGAGCACCGCGGCAATCGGGGCAGGTTTTGCCTTCCAAAACACCGGCGCCTTCACAAGTAGGGCATGGTTCCTGGTAGTTCCATGCCTGCGGGAAACCAAAGTATTTTTTATAGATGTTTTTTACTGACCCTTCGATCAAAAAGTCATCTGCATTCTCTACGATGTCATCATCAGGCGAGATGAAATATCCGCGCAATTGATCAAATAGATCGGAAATGATCAACGCGGGTACGCGCATAAAATAATTTGGGAATGTCTCCGCTTTGACGGTTCGGAAGTTAACGCCATCCCATTCTATGAGATAATCAAAAGCATCATCCACGATCCTGTATACTGCATTCTGAACCTCTCCCGTTTTTCGCTGCCTGGTGATCTTTTGGTCGGTCTTGAAAACGATGTATTCCAGGTTGCGCCCGTTCATTTCATAATCGTAAACATCGAGCACCGATTTATATGTTGGATAGGCTTGACCCATCTGGTCAATCTCGATAAAGATCATGCCCATTGGGTCATAGTGATATGCCGGGCGCCAAAACGTCTCCATCCATTTACGGATATTGTACCCATACTGCACATCCGAAAGTATCTCCCTGAATTGCTTTGTTTGCGCTTCTGGCAGGTTGTAATACGTGCTACTGCCGCGAGCGCTAAAAACCTTGTCTATTGGCCTGTGAATGCGGGAAAACAAATCCTTATTGCTCTTCGTGTACTTCTGTCGTATCTCCTGTGCGCCAGGGCGCTCGAAATGGTCGATACGTTCAACGTAGTCCTTTAATCCGATGCCGGTCATGTGCATGATCAGCTTTTTCGTATAGGTCTGCGCATCGGCAAGCAACATCTTATTAGGCCGCTTGAGAAAAATGTTCCGGATATCTGCGTCGGTAAGGATCATTATTTCGCTTTTTGTAGTTAACTAGATACAACAAGCCGGTGTCTCCGGGTTTTGAACTTTCTAAATTCAGCACTGAGTATTGTGGTAATGAAATAGCGCTTCGCGTCTGAAAAGTGTCCATACTGCTCATAGGACAGCCCTGTGGCCTTGTCGGTTATGCGTTTCTTGAGCACCTTACCGTCCTTATCCTCCAATGCATTGCAGTAATCGTCTATAGAGGTGCGGCAAGTCTGCGATATGGATATCGACCATCCTTCGTACGAGTTCGCATAAATTTCGTTGATAAAGTTGCCGGACTGTGCAACCTCAGGCGCCGAGCGTTGTACGCGATCACGAACGTGAAAACCTGCTGCGCGCAACTCACCTATGTATTTATCAAAGAAGCTTGCACCGTCTGCATCCACTGTGCTGCGCGCGCGGGCGGATGGATCGCCATATACGAACACCACATCTTTGTATCCAATCCGGTTAAGATAGTCCACAAGCAAACGGGCTGCACGTGGAGCGTTGTTATTTGGCGATTTGGCGGCTATCTCGTGAAACTGCGATATATGCTTGGTCTGAGTGTCGATCTGCCACAAAGAGCACGTTACATAAGGTTGTACATTATTGTCCAGGGAGATATGGATGGAATTGCCTTCCTGATAGCTCAGGGGCTTGACATGGGCGGCTTCACTAAAGGACTTCCAGAACTCGCCGCCTGTCCTCATGCGGCCCCATTCTCCTAGCGCGTAGATGCGATAATCGTTCGGATTGTGAACGCGGTCATACTCAAAATCCTGAACGACATGCTGGTCATAGAAGCCTCCGACGCCGCTGGGCCTGCCCACAACCCAATAATTATCCAGGTAGGTTGTTTTGATCAACAGCATATTGCCCGATGCATTGATCTTGACCCAGCTGCTATCAGGGTCAAGGTACCGATACTTCGGCTGTTTGGTCATATTGGGCACCGTGTATGTCGGCATCGCGGTGCTATTGCCGTCCCAAGGCTGCCCGTCAGGGTTCCACGTGGACCATGTTTCATTGTCGATAATATCCTGCTTCACCCAGTGCTGTTCCGAAATTGGATTCCAATCGCCAATGATCTTTTGCCCGGGCATACCGCGCAGACGCTTACGCCCTTGCGAAAAGTCCTTTTTATCGAACAATGAAAGTTCATTATAATACAGGTATTTGAACCCTTTCAGGCCTTTCAGCTTCTCGGACTGATCAAGCCCGCGGAAGCGGTGCTGCGCGCCGTTGTGATACCGAATATGGCGTTTTATGATCGTTGTGACCTGCTCGAACTTGAACTTCGCGTTCACCTCTTTAAAATCCGCCCAAACGGAATCCTCGATGTCTACCGAAAACTTGCGGAGGATCATACTGCTGGCCTTATCCCGTCCTGCAAGCCAGGTAAGCACCTGTGTGATGGTGTAGGTTTTTGCCGCGGAAGAGCCTCCGTAAACGAAAATGTAACGCAGGTTAGGATCGGCCATCGCCGTTAACAATATCCAGAAAAGCGGGTTAAATCCCTTGCGGGAGAACAGATACCGGATTTCGGGCGGCTCTCTTTGCAGGTCGGCGCCCGTCGCGGAAGCGAGTAGGTCCCGTGCGCGCGCGTCGATGGCGTCTAGTGTCGGCACCCTATTCATCGTCCTCCTCATCTTCAAATCCGATTTTCACCACTGCGCGCTTTTGCGAGTTATCCTTTTCAAACAGTCCGATGTGGCGTCCAAGCTTTTCGATCGCGTCCAGCTTGGAAAGGAGTTTAATTTTTCGCTTTACGGTTACGGTGCCCTTGAATTCCGATGTTTCGGTACCGACTTCTTGGATAGCGGCAGTCTGATCGCGATCCATATCATGCAGCAGCTTCGGATCGTTAGATTCATCTACAAAATCCTGCATATTGGCGAACGCGATCTTTTTCAGTTCGGCGATCAGTTCGTCGGCGGTTACCGCTGCGCGCTGCGCCTGCTCTTCGATGCCCTTGCGGATCGCCTCGGCGATCTCAGGAACGTGAAGCAGCTGTGATCCCTTCTGCTGAGCATTTCGGGGGGAATACCCAGCACGAACAGCAGCTTTGCCAGCCTGCTTGTCGATCAGGTACTCAACGACGAAATTATTCTGCATGATAGTCATTAGGTCCGGTTTTTCGGCTCAGGTGTGTGGGCAAAACGGGTGGACCTGGTGTGTGACGGGTGGAAGAGCCTGGTGGATTCGAGCGCGTCGATATTCATAAACCACGCTTCAGAACAAAGATATATAAGATTTGGGAATATTTAAAAAAGTTTGAATGAAGGCTGGCAATGCCTCATTAATCGATCGTTGGCAATGTTTCGTCAATCGTTCGCCGGCAATGCCTCGTCAATCGTTCACTGGCAACGCCTCAGAACATATTAGTTAATTCTGCTATACTTACTGTCGTCTAGTTGCTGTGCTTCTCTTTCCCGCTTCGCCTGTTCAACGATGAGCGTTTCTATCATATTGGCCTGACTGCGATCATGGCGCCGGGCAAGTTCACGCAGCAGACGCAATGCGCGATCTGAAAGAGCAAAGGATGTCCTGTGTTTCATGGCTGGTAATTTAGGTGCGGTAAGTATGTGGTAACAATGTTTTGGAACTCGGCGAGGCTTCGGCAAACGAGATATGTATGTCCGCGCGCCTGCACCTTCGCCTGCCAGTCCTCCTGATCCTTACTTTGGCGCCCGGTGGAGGTTTTCATTTCAATGTATAGGCTTCGGCCCTGGGGGAGGACGTATATCAAGTCGGAAACACCGCGCACAACGCCGATCGCTTTGAATTTTGCTCCCTCGATCCTGTTCCGTGCTTTGTTCTGAACATGGAATAACATACCGCGCTCTTCCGGAAAGGTATTCCAATGCCACAGAAAGCAATCGGATTGCAAACGAAGCTCAGCGGGTTCAGGGGTGGACTGAATGCGGGGTGCTCCGGAGATGGTTAGCCAGGGGAAATTGCTATCAGGTGTCATGGTTTTTGTGGGTTTTAGGGTGGTTACAGAAGTTACATTTTCAAACTAAGGAACTTTTGAGAAAATGTAACCTGCTATTA